TCTCTCGGTTCGGAACGGGTGCTGGAGTAAAACCTTCTTTGCGGTCACTGCTGGCAATTTGACGACCTGCCACAGCAATCCCTAACAAGGCCACAAGACTCAATGGGTCCATATTAAAACTAGGGTAGATTTTAAAAATCACTTGTAACGTCTCTCAAAGAGAACATTCTGGACATCTGCGCGGCTGCTCGTAGGATCCCACGACCGGCTCCGGAGCGGTACCGAGCAGGACATGTCCTTTGAGGGGAAGTCATACTCGCGACCCTGATAGCCCTTCTTGAAGAATGTGGTGGACTGAGGGCGAAGCATGTCCTCGACCAGGATCAGAGAACCGGGAGCACCCTTGCCCGCCATGTAAGGAGCAGTGCCGTAGATGGGCGTCGAGGCACGACCCGACCCGGCGTAGTTGAGGTTGCTGACCACCGGAGGCGCGATCACATGATCATAGGCGCAATCCACTGGCAGACTCTCGGCATCCAAAAGAACCTTCGATGTGTTGAGCTGATAAGCCATATTACTATCACCCAATATTTTAAGTGCCGCTGTTGCGTCCGCCATTTCCACCGAAAGTGCCTCTGAGTTGCTGAAGTTCTGGCATCCTGGACTGTCCAAACATGGAAGCGTCATTGGGGTAGCATGCACCACCGTCCGAGCGACACACCTTGTCCACCACCGGTCCGTAGGCAGCGCGAGCAAATGCTCCCTGGTCATTCGGGATGGTCGTGGACGGCATGCTGTAAAAGGCACGGAACGACTGATTGCGGCTCGAGTAGACATCCGCTTGATCCGTGGGCGTACCTTCGTTCAGGAATGCCTTGACCTTGTCCTTGACGGTCGGATAGTAGCATGCCGCCGGGCGCTTTGGATTGTCCGTGTAGTCCGAGAGAAGTACGTTGGCCATGGGATTTTCCTTTGTCGGCTGTTCGCATGCCTTTCCTGGAGTGGTCGCGTTGAACCTGACCCCTTCCTCATCGAACGAAGCGGGCCTCATGGCTTCCTTGATGCCGCCCGCCAGAAACATCGACGCCATCACCATAATAACCGTGAGACCCAGGTAAATAACCCTAATGTCGCGATTAATCACATAAAGGATCGCCATGGTGTAGAGGATGAACCGCGTGGCGGCGTTGAGCCTCTCCACGGGTGTCTGCTTAGCCAAAGGCCAAAAGATCAGCACCTTGTTCTTGGCAAACAAGTGCGATGGATTTCTAAACCACGGTTGTTCCATTCTTATTTATTGACTAGTTATTTTTTTCACTGAGGTGGCTGCTGAAGAATCTTGGTCAGATTGCCCATCAGCGGTCCGAGAGCGCCCATGATCTTGGTCTCGTCCAGTCCACCCTGACCATCTCCAAACTGCTCTTCAACCTTGGCGGTCATCTCTTCCATCATCTCGGGTTTCAACAGGTTTCCGAGCAGACCGGCCAGTGGATTCTCCTGTCCATCCTGCCCCTGGGGTGCAAACAACTGATTGATCTTCTCCGGAGAAAAGTCCATATTGGTCTGGCGGGACGCCTGAATCTCCTCATCACCGACATTGTTTCCGAGGACATAGAGTCCCTGGACGTACTGCCAGATGGCCGACCGGCTGTTGTCCGAAAGTTCGGACTTCCACATGGACTCGAGGTCCAAGGTCTTCAAAATTCCATAGCTACGTGAAAGTTCCTCGAAGATGCGCTCGTCTTGATTGCGAATCAGATCCTCGTGGGGCTTCACATTCTTCATAAACGTTTCCAGGCAGACACCAGGATCCTTCTTGATCAGCATACCGACCGTATTCCTGTAGGTCTTCACAATGGTGTTCTCTGGGAACGTGTGAGCCAGCTCATCCACAAACTGCAAAAGAAGCTCGTTAAATGTATCAACACTGGCCATAGTATTATTTAATTAGACTAAAATCTTTAACTACATACCGCGACTAACTTCCGGGAAGGGAGTCTCATAGATCTCCTCGCGCTGGGAGATGCCGAGGTAGACGATCGTGCCCACCAGGATGGCATTCAGAATCGCCGGCTTGATCATGTCGGCATTCCTGGGAGGAGCCTCGCGATTGAGACGTGCCACCAACTGGATATAGGCCATTGTGACAACTGCACCGACCAACGCCGCGACCAAAGGATTTTTAAGCGAATCACTGATCATTATTAAATAAAGCAGATTTTAGTATGTTTAACGGTTCGCACTGGGGTTGATGGAAAAGTCCTCTTCTTCGTCCATCGGTGGCATGGGCGCCCTCTTCATAATCTTGTCGTTGAACGTGAAACTCTTGGTCTCTTGCTCCTGAGGCGCCTCCATGGGTTCCTCGGACATCGGTTCCTCTGGCATTTCGGGTTCCTCGAAGGACCCTTCAGGCTCTTCCTCCACCGGCAATTCACTGCTGCCTGGGAACATATCAGGTTCAGGCTCCATTTCCGGCTCCTGTTCCGGCTCAATGGGTTCACCGTTCATCACGTCCACAGCATTCTTGTTCAGGTAGGTCTTCAGGATCTGGTTGATAGGAAGCATCTCCTTGACAGTCTCCTCGACCACGCCGTCCATTCGCTTGAGCAGGTCCTTGCGGCGGTCGTTCCTGCTGATGACTTCCTGGTAGATGTACGGATCCTCGTAGATTCGCTTGGCGACGTTGGTGTAGACACCCAAGACGAACACATCGTTGGTGGGAATCTTCAGTGACACCTTCCTGGAATCCTTTGAGAGCCTGACAGACGAAATGATCTTGACCGTGGCCACGAAGCACGCCGCCGTCATCTCATCCAGACACCCGCCACAGCGATCCACACACTTGCCCACTTCGGTATCGATCTGATAGTTGTTCCACTGAGGGATCTTGGCGAGTTTTTCCTGAAACGCCTTGAGCGTATTGCGGCCCTGAGTCTCCACCTTAGTTTCAGCGTAAAGTGAATCCATGCAGTCCAGTGCACTCGGGAGAATGGTGGACGAAAGTTGATTCAAAAGTTCCTTCTTGGCTTCCACAAGAACATTAAGGTTATTGTCCATAGTTACTGATAAAACGTATTTAATTCATCGATATTTGTCCGCGGCTTTTTTGAGGTTCGCCAGGGATGCAAACTCGTTCTCGGGTTCCTTGGGTCTGGACTTTTTCGTCACCTTTTTGGATGTCTTGGGATACCATGAAACAAACAATTGTCCATTTTCATACAGCTGGGTGAAGAACCCGCCGTTGATGAACTGGCGCTCGACGTACTGGGCCGCCTTGTCCACATCAAAAGAAGGAAAACCTATAAGGAACGAAGGCACCTGCACCCAGGTCTCGTGCAGTCCAAGATCGGCAACTTGCCTCACCTTGGTGCTGGCGCGTTCGTACAGCTCCGTATAGAGTTTCTTTTTTAGCTCTCGCTTTCTGTGGTCGATCTGTTGTACCTCGTCCACTCTCAGAGGCATTGTCTACTAATTCTAAAGTTTTTCCTATCGCAAATAAGGCGTAACCGGGGGATTGAATTGACCCACATCCGCCGTGGCAGTTGTTTCATAGGTCTGGAAGTCTTCGCCCCACTTGTCCTTGATCGCCTGTTCGGCGAGTGCCAGGGCGCTCTTGTTGGGCACATTGGCGTTGGCAATGGTGTCATAGGGCATCCATTCACCCACTTGGAGTTTATCCTGGTAAGCCTTGATCTTATCGCCATTCTTAAGGGGCTGACTGGTGATACCCTGAATCTTGATACCATCCTCATCACCGATGGCGATCACGTCCACTTCGGTGCCATAGAAGCGCTCGGTCTCGAGGAGCAGAAAGCGACAACGATAAGTCGCAGGAACATTATCCGGAACCGTGTTATAGTCCTGGTCACGCTTGAGCGTATCGAGGTAACTTATAAGGGCAGTCCGGGCCAACTGTTCCTGCTCGGTGCCATCTCCGCCCCTCGTGAGCACAGCATCTTTGTCGCGAGCCTGAAGGAACTTGACATAGGCATCGTAGACGTCCGGACGCTTCTGCTTGAGTTCCTTAATCTTATCAGGAGAATCAAACACCTGGATGAAGACCGTCTCAATGGGGAACATCTTGAGACCCTTGGTGTTGAAAATCTCCTGCGTGGTGGCATCCAAAATCTTCTTAATCATCAATGCCTTCACGGCCACATCCTCTACTGGGTTTCCAACGATCTCGAGGTTACCCTCTGTAATCACACCGGTGACAGCAGGACGGAATCCAGCAAACCCGCGATCCCACCTGAGACCTTCGCGGTTCATGACTAGGTAGCCAACAATCGCGACCGCCAGCACGATGAGAAATATAGTCTGCATACGCATCTTATATAATGGTGCGAAATTATATCCCCTGATAAATTCACCAACGCTTGTAAGAAAGCATGTTTGCTATTATGTTATACAGTCCACGCTGCCAACACTGTCTTGAGATATTCAAACTTTTGGATCAGTGTCCCGTGAAGGATCAGATCAAATATCAAAATATCCACGAAGAACCCATTCCAGAAGATTATCACAAGGTGCTTACCCATGTTCCCGCATTGATCACCAAGGACGGAAGACCTCTGATGGGACCGGAAGTCAAACAGTGGGTTCTTTCGATGATGCCAACCGAAGTGGAATCGTTCGATCATTCGGCTTTTGCTTCCTTTGATGGCAACCCTAACAATGCACCTGGTCTATTTGAACTGGAATCCTATGGTGCTCCATTGGCACCTCCGATGACCCCCGAGTTGGAAGCCAAGATAAACAAGAAAACCACTAACTGAATAAATGATCAAAAGACCTGATGAAGTTCCAAAGTCACTTGGAAATGTATACTCCTACAAACAGGGTTACTCGTCATGGAAGGAGTTCATCGACGATCGTGGAGAAGAAGGATTCAAACAATTTCTCAAAGACCTTTATGATCGCGATTACTTAAAGAAAACGCGCACTACATCTAGTAAATGTTCTTGAAAACTATTCAAGCATCCGCATTTAAAAACATCTTTGAGGTCTTGAAAGACATCCTCAACGATGTTAATGTATCTTTTAGCAAAAAGGGGATTCACATGTTGACCCTTGATAATGCTCGCACTGCCATGGTGGAACTTTTTTTGGATGCCACTCAATTTGAAGAATATTCGTGTGAACATGAAATTATTGTTGGCATTAATACTACCAACGTGTTCAGAGTTTTGAAGTCCGTCACGACCAATGACGTGCTGGTGATGAAAATTGAGGAGGATCACGTGCTCAACATTTCCATCGAGAACAGCGGAAAGAAGAGTCGGAGTCACTTTAATCTTAGACTTTTGGACATCAATGACGAAATGTTCGACGCCCCCAACCTTCCCGTGGTCAGCATCACGACCTTCCAGACCGTGGACTTTCAGAGACTTTGTAGGGATATTTCCCATATTGGTTCTGAATTGACGATAGAACGTTCCTATAAAAAGGTTGGGTTCAGGTGCGTTGGCGACTTTGCCGAGCAGTACACCGAATATGATATTGATTCGGATACCACCAAGTTCGAATCTATGAAAGATACGTTTTCTTTGAAGTATCTCAATTTGTTCACCAAGGCTACTTCAATGTGTTCCAATATGAAACTTCTCCACCACGGAGAGGAGATGCCTCTCGTCCTGGAGTATAAGGTTACTTCTCTAGGTGAACTCAGGTTCTACCTGGCACCAAAGTCCGAGGAGTAAGTTCATCATCCTTCTTGATGACAATCTTCTTACCAAACATATAGACGTGCCACTCATCCGGCACCTCCTCGTTCGCGTCAAATAGATCCCTCATACGGATGTCTTTGACGTTGTGAAAGTCCGACCTCGGCCCGGCGTAGCGAAGGAAGCGTGCCGTGTCCCACATGATCACCTCTCCATCTTCCATGATAGCCTCGACCTTCTGAATCATGATGGGTCCCTTCATCCTGGGCTCTTCCTCATCTTCGATGACATCGTTAACCTTGCGCATCGGATCCCTGGTCACCATGGAATAGGGTGCGTCACGAAATGTATACTCTTGCTCATAGCGAATATTCTCGATGCAGTCGGGCTTCTTCCTACGAAGGACGTAAATAGCGTCTCTGAAGTCAGGGTAGTAACACATTGTGTAGATGTCACCTGATTTCATCAGAGGCCATCCATCCATGACCCTCTTCCATTCAGGCGAAGGGAACAGACAATCACGCTTTGTGTTGATATCGTAAATCATCTTCAGGGGCATCGTGAGTCGGTAATGGTCCTCGTTGTACCACCACCCAATCAACTTGACAAGTAAATTATACATTTAAAGTTATAGTGACATTTTTCTTTAAATGAGTTTACTCGAGAGGTATCATGCAAAATTAAAAGAATATGAAAATGAACCTCAGACACTTCATGACTACATCACCATGGCAGCACCTTTCATACACAGATACCACGAGGAAAATTGTAGACGCGATATATTTTTGGAATACATGCGTGTGGTGGAAAAGGACATAACAACGGTGGTTGACACAGATTTTAACGATAATAATGTAATTCAAGTGGATAATTGTAAAGAGTGTAATTCAACAAATGTTTATGAAAATGATATTGACGGAGAAATTGTGTGCCAGGAATGTGGTGCATGTGAAAAATACATAGCCACCAGATTGTCCTACCAGGACGAACAGGACATTTCAAAGAACACTCAGTACTCGTACAAAAGACAGAACCACTTCAATGAGTGGGTTCAACAATTTCAGGGCAAAGAGACAGCAAATATCCCAGATGAACTGATAGAACAATTGCGTTACGAACTCAAGAAACAGAGGGTAGAACAGATTTCCAAGATCACTCACGCCAAGGTCAGAGGTCTACTGAAAAAGTTGCGTCAGAACAAATACTACGAACACATTCCCTATATCACAAACATTCTTACTGGAGTGAGACCTCCAGAGATGCCAGCAGCACTCGAAGAACGCCTCAGGCTCATGTTCAATGAAATACAGGAACCCTTTGATCAGGTCTGTCCCAAAGACCGCAAGAACTTTCTGAGTTATCCCTACGTACTTTACAAATTCTGTGAGTTGCTCGGCGAAGACCAGTACCTTCCCTATTTTCCACTTCTGAAGTCCAAAGAGAAACTCACCCAACAGGATGTCATCTGGAAGGACATGTGCAAGATACTCAAGTGGGAATTTATTCAAACCGTATAATAAGTAAGGATGTCGTCCTACATGAGACTGAATGACGGGATTTCCCTCAATAAGATCAACCCGTATGCCGACCCCATGGAATTCACCCCTGGCGTCCCTCTGGGTGGTGCCTATAAGTCGGTCTACGAACCCTCCGACGAACCCCAGGTGGCGCTCGTGAACTCGGTTCGCCCCGCAGGAGATGCTCTCGGGGGACCTCTCGAGACCCAGATGGCAGAGCCGAGTCCGGGTTGCGAGAAGACCATCGCAGCGGGGTGGAGGACCCCCTATTACTGCACGCCCGGATCTCAGGACTATCCTCTCAACCGGAAGCCCGTGCCAGAGCGCATTTATTCACTACCTCCCTGGGACGCGACGCCCAAGGTCAAAGACGACTCTATCCTGGTGAAAAAGGAGGGCATGATTGGTAGCATGGATGCCGCTAACCTTGCTGGCAACACCGCCGCCGCTATCCTCATAGCCCTCAGTGTTTTGACCCTCGTCAAATTTTTGTAATTTTGTCACCCTCAATTTTAGGGTTTCGCTTTTCTATTGTATCCCTCTCGGACTGAATTTTATTCAGGATACCTGAACACTCATGAAACTCCAGTTGGATACAAGAGGTACATAGAGACGTGTGATCACAGTGTTCACATGGAATACAGATCATCTTCTTCTTCTTACAGTGACCACATCTCATATTAAAGAAGTGACGAGTCTTACTTTTAAATATGGAAGCCAGAAACTTTCGAACCTTTCTTGGAAACATCATCAAGGCGCATGATGCGATCCAGGGACCCAAGCCCACATTGCCCAGAGTGTCCACGATGACGGTCATGGGAGGCAGAGACGGCATCACGACCCCTCTCGCGACTTTCAAAGAGAAGTTTGTCGACGGAACCGGTGGTTGGAATATGGGCACAAACCACTTTAACAACTCACTGACGCTGTCCAAGGATGTCGGTGAAACCAAAAAACGCTCGGTCAAGTTGTTTCCCAACGGGAAGATTCACGTGACAGGATCGTCTACACCTATGGAAGGCCTGGACATCATCCAGGAGATTCAAAAAATAGTAGATGAGGTCTTTCCTGAGACCACCAACAGTCCCGTGTCACCAATGGAAACACAGATGATCAATGCAACGTTCCGTCTTCCTCACGGCATCGATCAGATGGCTTTACTGGATCTTTACAAGAAGCACAAAAACTTTGTGACCAAGACATCTTACAGTCCAGAAACCTACTCGGCGGTGAAAGCCAAGATGTTCAACATGACGGTCAGTGTTTTTAAAACGGGTAGCATCGTGATGTCGGGTGCCAAGAATTTCAAAGATATCGCAAAGGCCTACAGGTTTCTGGTAAGAGTTCTTTATAATCCGCAGGTCAAGGGAGACTTTATCGAGATCAAGGAAAAGAACGACAAACTTATTCATCAGAGAGAATCATTCCACCAGAGGATCAGGGATTTTTATCTATTGAATAAGTAAAAGATGTCTCAGCGTCTTGGTATGGCCGACGGTCGCGCCTTCACGATTTACACCTCGAACCAGTTGATCAACGATAAGATCATGGCTGACAATGGTATTGCGTACCCTCTTAACTACCAGTACCGCCAGCTGATCGCCAAGATGGGTCCCGATCTGCTCAAGCCTGTCACCGACCTGCAGCGTGTGGGTCCGGTGCCTGCCAACAGCATCACTCGATGCTTCTCGGCCGACGTCCCACTGCTCAAGGTCCCCAAGACCAACTAAGTTTAGTTAAAGAAGTAACACCTTGAAATTCCATTATGGACTACGTAAAGCAATTTCAAGATGCATGTGCCGCTATGAAGAAGGACGGAACGCTCACCCAGGAGAGGATGACCGTCGCTTGGCTCATGTTTATGCCCAAGGATCAGGCTGAAAAGGCAATGAAACTTAGTTCGCGTAAAGCAAACCGCCCATCCCATTCTGGACCCTGAGGATGTTGTAGTTGACCGCGTAGATCGCACCGTTGATGGCCGCATCGCTGATGAGGCGGGCCGAGTCCATACGCGAGAAGTTGCACGTACCCGTGGGCTGGAGCTTGGGAGCATCCAGACAGAACGGAATCATAAATTTCACGCTCTGGAACCCGTTATCAGCAGCGTTCGTGTTGGCGGCAAACTGAGTGTGGTAGTAGGCCGACACGTGGTTGTAGTGAACATTCGACTCTTTCTTCTCACCGACGTCCACACCGTTGAGTTGAAGAAGGACCTTGTTACCCTTGTTGTCGAACACACCACCAGTTGAGGCAATGAACTTCACTGGGTGGTTGAAAGTAAGATCGGCAGACAGAGCGGACGGCGTGGGAATCCGCTGAACCTGGTGGATGAGGTAGTCCATGGGCTTCTCCGCCATCATGCGGCGCTCATCGCTATCAAGATAGATGTAACGAGCCCATGCCTCGACGCCAGTACCCGAGACACCCCCGGCAATGTTGCTACCCCAGTAAATGCGGACCTCCACATCGTGATACTGGAGGCCAATCAGAGGAAGAGCCGACTGCCAGTTCTCGCAGAACCAGAACTTCATGGGGTACCACTGAGCCGTGGCATCGACACCATCAGGCCCGGATCCATAGACACCCTTGGTGTAAGAGTTAGCCATGATGTCGGTGTGAATGGACGTCGAATACTCGTAGTGCTGAGTATCAATTAACTGACCACCGACGTACAGTTCGACCTTGTCAACCACGGTGTCCCACGCGGGAGACACAATGTGACCATTGGCGTCGGTGACGACAAGGTACACGTAAGAAAGGAGATCACCCTTGCGCTCGAAGCGGATAGAAGAAAGACCGGTGTTCGCTGGTTTGTTCTGGATCACCTGGCGCTCAATCACACTCGAAAAATTAGAGTGACGTTTGTATGATGACTGGAAAAAGCTCACCTCCGGGTTGCCAACCAAATGCGCATCCTGGGCTCCCACCGCGACAAGTTGCGTAATACCACCCGACATATTTCAGTTATTACTATTGGACAATAAAATATTAACCAGTTATAAGACGTGTGACCATCCGAGATATGTGAATCATCGACTCGCCAAAACGGTCGTGGTCATTTTCCATAGAGAAACTGGAACCTACCCAGAATTTCTGTATGGAGAGCTTATGCAAAAACTTCAAGACTTCACTGTCCACCGAGGACCTCCTAGAGTTAGGTTCTACCATGAGGGGGTTCCTCATGTGTGGGTGTGCGCTAGGTGTGGAGACCTGATCGAATACGGCGAAGAATCATCCTGGACTGACTGATCTCCCACCACACCTCAACCTGTTCACCGACCTTGTAGTCCATGATGGGCTTGAGGTCGTCACATTGAATCTTATACGGCCTTCCGTATCGCCACGGTATCTTCAACTGAATGTTGTCCACTTGAATATACCGCCTGCCTGACTCGGCTTCGTAGAGCGACTTTGTGATCTTTCCGGCGAGTGGATTAGAGTACATACCTTTGCTTACATGCACGGTAAATCTTTAAGGTCTTTCCACTAAGTTTGCACTCCCTGGGAACCACACGGATCACCGACCTGAGTCTCTTCTTGCCATTCACACATCCGTGCTGCTTCTCGTTGTCCACATGGGCTTGCGCCACGAACTGCTCGTACATCGCCTTGACCTGCGAAAAACTGGGACGATCCGTCTTGCCGATGCGCTGGTTCACCGCGTCGTGAATGTTGTAGAGCCACCGGGTCAGGGTCTTCCTGGAGGCAAAGTTGGCGTCGGTCAGTCCAAGGGGTCCCGTAGTCTTGCAGTACTTGGAGTAACTCGCCCGGCAGTACTTGCACGGCAAGATTGTACACAGCGATCCGAAGAACCTCATGAAGGTCCGCTTGGTCTTCTCATCTGGCTCTTCTGGGTAGGCAAAGGTCAGGGTGTGCAAAAACAACCACGCGGGCGGACCCCACACGGCTGTCTGAAATCCTCGGCGCTCAGCCATTCTATTAATTTGTGAGATATTATTAGAGATGACGTCTACATGTAGCGTAGATAGTTCAAAAATTTATTATGACGTGGAGTCAATCGACCTAAAGGCAGATCCCAGCAAAGGCAAATCAAGCGCTTTCGAAGCGATATTTCTGGGTGACGTCATATCAGAAATCAGTGGTAATTGCATGATCGTGAAGCAGCAATGCAAGACACAATATCCCATTGTAAATAAGAGTAACTGGCAAAACTGGCTCACTTCGGTCGATCAGGAGAATCGTGTTTCGATCGCGCACACAATCGAAAAAGCAGGAATCCCAATTCTCTACAATACACCAAGATTGTGCGATCCTGGAATCGCCATCTCGCGAAACTGGAATCTCAGAAACTACATCGAAACACGCCTTTACTTGTTCAAATACGTCTACAATTTTAATAACAAAATGGTGAAACGCACCAACAACACATCGTGCTATCCAAGTGTGGTTTTTGACTTTAGACCATTTCAATACGTGTTTGTTTTGGACGGGAAACCAATGTATGTCACTCAATGGATCACGGCCACAGAAGGGGAAAAAACTGGAGCCGAAGGGTATACGCCTCACTTCCGGTTGTCCCGCGAGAGAACGTCCCCTGCCACAAAAACAACAACAGGTATATTTGATGATATTGTACGCAAGGTGACAAAAACTACACTTGGCGTGTCCAATAAATCAATCATAGAAGAGAATATCAATATTGGACCTGAAGGTTTTTTCAATCAAAATAAACAAAAATTTTTTGAAGATTTTAGGACATTCATTAAAAATTATGATGGAGCCCAATTCGTCGATTCATCTGGAATTAATAAACTCAGAAACAAGAACAACTCTTTACCTATTGTTAATTTGACAAATGATGTGATCCGTGTTTTTTACTACGATCTTATTCACGACAAAGTGATTGAAAAAGGAACATCATTAACATCATTTACAAATAAATTCAAGAAAGATTATAAAAAATTTGAAAATCCAGTAGAAAGAAAGGAGTGGATAGGTGCGAAAAAAGCCGGAAAATCTTACAAAGAGTATGGAACCATTTTTACGGAGTCAAAGCCGAAACCGGGTGCAGTTCCACAGTACCCGGCGATGTTCAAGACCCTTGGTGACCTTTCACAATTTATCTACGCCGGCAGATATCAGACGATCGTCGCCAGCGGTGATAAGATGGGGATCGCCACTGGACTCTACGTCAATGCCAAGAAAAATACAAAACTCAGGTGCATGATGGAAGATGTCGTCACAGGGTTCATTGTCTATACAGGTATCGAAGAAATGAACTTCACAACCAAGAAAACGTGTAGTAATACCAACACAAATGAAGCCTGTCTCCGAAACCCGACCATTTCCAAAGAAGTGCTCGCCGGTGAGATCATCGCATCGATCCCAGCGAATAAACAAGCTAACGTAAAAAACATTATAAACAAAAAGCCCAAGTCCGTGGTGGGACTGAAAACACAAATTCAGTCGTGGCTGAACATAGCGCAAACTGTTAATGAAGAAACAGCGAACAGAATTTTGAATACCGTGAACAAAGTAGTTAATTATTTGAATGATTCTGATATAAAACACATTTTAAATTTTACGAATCGCCTAAACGCGAGAAAAAATATTAGCGAGTCACAAAAGTTCAGAATGCGTAGTATCAGAGGAAAAATTCAGTTTCAATTGAACAACAAAAACGGATCCGCCATGAATGTTAACACAGCCCGACCCGGGACCGCCCGACCCAGGACCGCTCGTTCCAACAACAACGCTCAACCCACAACAAAAAGAACCAGACGATGAACAACTAAAAATTATTCAGGGATACTGGACGAGAGGCAGGATGCCTCAGAGAAAACCGACACGATGTTCGTAGGACGCCTCATCAAGCCTTACCAGGATGAAGGGGTCCGATGGATGACCACCCGGGACAAAGAGGGTGGTGGATTCCTTTGCGATGAAATGGGCCTCGGCAAGACCGCTCAGACCATCGCGATGATGTGCAACAACCCGGGACGCACGCTAGTGGTCGCGCCCAAATCCGTAACGGCTCAGTGGGAGAAGGAACTGACCCGTTTCGCACCAACCCTCAAGGGCGTCACCATCACGTCCTACACAGCCCTACTCAGCAAAAAGTCACAAGGGCTTTACTTGACGCAGTGGGATCGCGTGGTGCTGGACGAAGCCCACCACGTGCGCAACCCGAAGTCCAAGAGTTTTTTGGAGGTCATGCGGCTGCGCTCCAAATCCACGTGGCTCATCACCGGAACGCCAGTTGTCAACAGCCTCAAGGACTTCGCCACGCTCTATGGGCTCATCCATCGGGGCAACCTGGTGAACCGCGACAAGACCAAGGAGTTCCTCAACGACCTCAAGCTGTCCGTGCAACGCAAGCTGCAGGCGATCAGGGACAAGTACGTCCTTCGACGCACCAAGGAACAGGTGGCAGAGCACTGCGAACGTCTGCGACTTCCGTCATGCCACTCGGGCTGCATGGAGGTGCCCATGACGCCCTACGAGGAGCAGACCTACTTCGAGGTCTACAACAAGTTCAAGGACCTGCTCAGGGACGCCCAGCGCCGTGGGGCTTCGCAACAGCAAAAGAATATGTATGTGATTGAAGGAATGCTGCGAGCCCGGCAGACCATGACCAACCGTGACCTCGTCCACGAGATAATGGAGGGCAATTTTGAAACGGGTCAACTCCCAAGCAAGGTCACCCAGCTGCTCAAGGACCTCGCCACTCACCCCAATGAAAAGGCAATCATCTTCTGCCAGTTCCACGGGGAGATGGACGCCATCAACCAAGCCCTTGGAAACCGGTGCTACCGACTTGACGGGACCTTGGACGGCGACACGAGGACCTTCATCCTGAACCGTTTCAGGAACGACCCCAACCCGGGTGCCATCCTCATCTCTCAGATCGTGGTGGGTGGCGTGGGGCTCAACCTGCAAGAGGCGACCCGAGTCTACCTCATGAGCCCTCAGTGGAACCCGGCTGCCGAGATGCAAGCCATCGGGCGCGTGCACCGGACCGGGCAGACCA